TTATTACACTTATCTTTGTATCATAAATCAAAACAATATGCAAGAAATAATTAAAAAATGGAACGAGGCTAACATTTCATACGCTGAATTTCAGTTCAGTTGTGGTGGTGATAGTATGAACGACACCTCACTATCATTCTATGATGTAGATGGTAATGTCGTTGATGAAAGTGGTAACTTGGAAAGTTACTTTGAAGATGAGGTGTATAAAAATGTTCAGTTCTACGAAGCATCCGATGGACACTATATTGGTGAAAGTGGTTGTGTTCGTATTGAATTGTCTGATGAGGGTGATGAGTTTTATTACACCAAATCAGCAGAAGCTGAATGGTCGGAAAACAAAAGTGGTGAAGTTTTAGTGCCAATTACTGATGAGGAATTTTAAGATACTTGATGAATACATTTTGGGTATGGCTAATTCAAGTTGGAATGGTGCGAGTGTTGATTACAAAAAAGATTTTATCTTAACTGATGAACTTGAAGTTGCTATCAAAGATTTGCAAGATAAATTTGAAAACCACTCATACGATTTCCAACCCGAAACAAGAGGTGAGGTTGAAGATGAGAGCCACCGATTTAACACAACAAACGAAATGGAGTTTGTTTATGTTGATGGTGTGCGACACTTGAAACTATTTGTTGAGTGTAATTGTATTGAATACACCGATAGTGAAGATTGATTTGTGATTTGATTTTGATAAACAAGAGGGGAACGAAAGTTCCCTTTTTTGTTAATAATTTTCGATCAAAAATTTGCGAGTTAAATTTATTATAAGTATCTTTGCACTATCAAAAACAAAACAACATGGCTAAGTTACCAAAACCAAAATTCTACCAATCGGTATTAAAAGAAATTAAAGGGAATGTACTTGATGAAGTATATCCGTTTCATAAAGGACAAATCACTATGACCGAACGAATGGGTGGTGAGGAAGCCAAATGTCCAGAATGTAGCAACAATGAATGGTATCTATTACCAGAAGATAGTGTTGCAGTTAGAGAGGGTGGGAAACCTTATATTGAATGTCTAAATTGTGGATATCAAACACACTTATAATTATGGCAAAAGCAATTTAAACCTTATGTTCGTTATACGGACGAGAACGGAAAGCAAAAAGGAATAGAGGTATCAACATACGCTGAAGTTAAACGGAGAATGAATTCGTTTATGAAAGACAGTTTTGATGAGAATGTTGCGGTCTACCGACACAGACGAGGTGAGTGGGGTGAGTGGTTTGAGTTTTGGTCTAAGGTTGGCAAAACACCTAAGATATATAAACAAGGGTGGATGTAAAAAAAATTGTAATAAAATTTGGTGGTTAAATTTATTGTACTTATCTTTGTACCATAAATCAAAACACTATGAACATTTATAGAAAAGAAGGTACTTACCTTGTTAGAGAAAAGAAAACCAACACATTTGTTCGTTGGACTGACGGAAAGATATTCTTTGCAGGTAGCAGGGAAGACGCTTTACTTGGATTAACTGAAGATGAGTTCGAGGCGTTACGAGTTTGTTGATTGTCCCGATGATATCCAAAAGGAATACGAGGAAAGAATCATTGAGTGCATTCATAGTGGGGAACTTGAGGTTGAAGACATCTTACCAAAGGAAATTAAGGTTGGGGTTTATTATTACATTGATGATGAGGGTAAACCACAATTTGATACTGATGAGATGAGAAATGAATTCGAGGCGTATATAACTGAATTAGAAAAACTATCATAATATGAACGAGTTAGAACAATTAAAACACCGACTAGCCATGGTTGAGGACGATCTAAAGGTTATTCGTGCATTCATCTATGAGAATGGATTGGATGAGACATTTCAAAAGCCGACAGGTATGGCAGATGAGTGTTGGACACACTTAAATAACATTGAGATTGCTTGTGATTTGTCTAGTGATGAATCATTAACTTGGAAACATTTTTCATAATAAAATTTGGTAGTTAAATTTATTATACTTACCTTTGTAGTATGAAAGAAACAATAAGACAAAAACTAATCAACGCCATCTTTGATATGGCGGGTGATGAGATAGAAACCATTGAGGATGCAAAGAAATTTGCGAAGATGTCCGATGAGCAATTGGTTGATGAGATTATCAACATAGCTGAATACTATCGCACACAATCAAATAGTGTGGGTGACGATTTTAGAACCTTTAATGAGGCACCATATGGAAACGATTAAAAGACAAGACGCCATTAATAAATTGGTTGATGATGATATCGATTCATTTGTGACGGGTCATTATGACGGGGATGATTCATACGCAGCATCTTTATTAGAGTACGGGCATAAAGGTTATGCTGAATACACTAATGAAGAACTGGCAAGTGAATTATTTGAGCGATTTGATTTCAACAAATTTAATGTTATTGAAGATTAATTTGTAAAAAAGTTTGCAGGTTAAAAAAATTATACTTACCTTTGTATTCATAAATCAAAAACAATATGGGACAGTATTATCACCCCGCAATTTTAGGGGAAAACAAAAAAACAGTTAAAGCGTGGGTTTATTCACACGACATTGAGGAAGAATGGACACGTGAAGACGGGTCTGTATTCAAATGTGGTTCAGGCCTTAAACTAATGGAACATTCTCGGTTAAAGAATGGTTTTGTTAGGGCGTTCGAAACATTAATCGCTGATAATCCTAAAAGGGTTGTTTGGGCGGGAGATTATGCAGATGAATGCAAAGGTCGTAAAAGCAATGTATATAGTCGTTGCAAAGATACCGAAAAGGTTATCCCAAACGTACCAAAAGAAGACGAAGATTATCGTTTCGTAATTAACCACACAAAGAAATGTTATGTGGATAAAACCGAAGTGCCAGATAATGACGGTTGGAGAATTCACCCTTTACCACTATTAACTTGCGAGGGCAATGGTCGTGGCGGTGGAGATTACAGAGGTGAAAGTTCCTTAATTGGATTGTGGGCGAGAGATGTAGTTTCTGTTAGTAACACAGAACCGAAAGAGTTTGAAAAGTTTGAATTCGATTTAGTCGAAGATTAAGAGAATGTACTTGTGTTTTGATTAGGTTAGGGGGCGAAAGCCCCTTTTCCTTTGCATTCATTTTCGATCGAAAAAAAAGTGAATTAAAATTTGCACATTAAATTTATTATACTTACATTTGTATTCATAAATCAAAAGCAATATGGCAACAATTTACAACCAAAGAAAAGTAAGACATTTCGCTATGGAGAAAGTCGATATGGAACGACTTGAAAGAGCAGCGAAGAAATTGCAAGTGCATCCATCGTGGTTAATTAACCAAGCGGTAAACCTTGCTATTGACAATCCCGAGGCATTGTTCGATAATATGAAAAGAAAATATCGTAACGGCTTGTAGGTTAAATTTATTACATCTATCTTTGTATTCAAATCAAAACACTATGAATATGCTATCTGAATTCGGACACCATTATGAGAATGAGAAGTCAAAAGTATTCAAAACACTATGGAGTTGTAGGAATGAACCACAACTAAAAGTGGCTGAAAACTTTTTCATCGTTCTTAAAAACAAGTGGAAAAATGTTATTGATAACAACCAAACCATTAAGATATTGGTTGATATTGATGAGTTGAAGTTTTACAAAGATATGCAACTACTATTAAGAGAGATGCAATCTAATCACAATTATTTGTTTGTTTGATGAGAGAAGAGGGGGTCTAATTATAGATCCCCTTTTTGTTAATAACTTGTGGATAACTCAAGTGGTCAAAATTTGCAGGTTAAATTTAATACACCGACATTTGCATTATTAAATCAAAAGACAATGATAAAAGAAACCGCAATTAGAAAGCAAGAATTGCTTCGCAAACTAAACGCTATCAACGACAAAATGAAAGAGTTGTTGGGTGAGAAGACTACTCTTATATTTAAAGTTGAGAATGGGGCTATACATCCAGGATTAGCAATACTGAAGGAACAAGCGATTGACTTTGAGGCAATGTTAATGAGAGATGAGGTTGATGTAATTAAAAAGGAATACGACTTTATCGCAATGATTGAAGATGCGGGTCTTGACTTTGAAAAAGAAAATTTTTAAAAATAATTGTCTTAAAATTTGCAGGTTAAAAAAATTATAGCGACCTTTGTCTTCTAATCAAAAACAAATAGATATGCAAAACAAAAAATCTCAAATCATCGCAACTTTAATCAAAGATGGCGGTAGTGCTACATTCGCACAAGTTGTAGCGGTAGTTGAACAAAAGATGTTGAAAACCAACAATCCTTTGCGTAACGCAACAATTACCAAATTGGTAAACTACAATATGTTGCTCAATGCTAACTATCAAAATATGGTAAACAATGCTCGTGTTCGTGAGGGCAAAGAAGCAGATTTTCAAGCAAAAGAAAATTGGTTTACACCTGTAAATGATAGTTTCAATGGCTCAATCGTTGCAAAGAAAAGTGATATGTCTTGCGAATACCTTAAATTCGCTTGTAACAATGCACAAACCGAGAAATACTTTGTAAATGGTGTTGAAGCGACTGAAAGCGAATTGGAAACAATCAAGCAGTTCAAACAAAAACCGAGCAAAGCAGTTAATCAAGGTCTTGAAAATGATGTGGTAATTCGCACAATCAAGATTGAAGGAATTGAAGAAATCAAATGTGGTGAGAAACTTATCTTCGGATAAGTTTTTCATACACAAATAATTTAACAAGAAGTTATCCACACTAACAATGTGGGTAACTTTTTTTGTTTATAGCCAGAAAAGTTTGGGACAACCTACCTCTGATCCCTTCGCACTCTTAGGAGCCGCCCTTCATTGTTTCTCAATGACAATACAAAGGTACATATAATAAATTTAACCGCCAAACTTTATTGTAACTTTTTTTATTTATTTTTTTTGTATTAAAATTTGCAAGTTAAATAAAATGTACTTACCTTTGT